GTAGAACTTTCTTATCGCCTGTAGTTGGAATAATAACTACAGCCTTCATTAGAAAGCACTCGTTGGAAATGGAGCAATCACACCCCAATGATTATCCATGCGAATGGGATATTTGCCATATAGTCTAGGCTGATGCAGCTTACCGTCTCGATATAGCTCTAATAGAACTTCTTGACAAGCATCAAGATCTAGATCAGCCCATGATCTATCATCAGATTTCGGTAAAGAATGATATGCACGGGCAACTTCTGCAACATGTTGTTCATTCTCAATCAATGTGCGACCAATGATGACTTCAATTGCGTAGATATTTACACGTTTCTTTACAATATCACGCACACAGCGAGAGACTGAATAGCCAATATATCTCATAATATAATCTCCCAATTATCAAGCAAGTATATCAAATTACTTTCTATAAATCAAGTCTTTTTTTTTATATTTATAACACAGAAAATGTATAAATATATTTGTGGTTCGCGAGACCGGCATCTCCAACCACCCTATGCTACAATCTAAACAAGGAAGCACAGCTATGTCTAGTATTTATCGCAAAATTTATGAAAAGCATTACGGATTTATTCCAAAAGATGAGGAAGGTAGAACTTACGAAATTCATCATATTGATGGTAATAGAAAAAATAATAACATAGAAAATCTAATAGCAGTATCTATACGAGAACACTACCAGATTCATTTAGATCAAGGCGATTATTCTTCTTGTATAAAAATAGCAAGTAGAATGAAGATGTCTCCTGAAAATATTTCTGACCTAGCTAAAAAAAGCAACAAAAAAAGAATTGAAGAAAAAACTCACAATTGGTTGGGTGAAAATGGAAGTCAAGCTTCAAAAGAAAGACAAATAAAGAAAGTAATTGATGGCACTCATCAATGGTTGGGTAAAAATAATCCTGTTTATGCTCTTTTAGAAAACGGAACACATCCTTTTATGGGAAAACACGGTAGTGAAAGAGCTAAAAAAATACAAAGAAAAAGAGTAAATAACGGAACACATCATCTTTTAGGAGGAGAAATTCAAAAAATTTCTGCTAGAAAAAGAATAGAAGAAAACACGCATCATATTCTTCAAAAACACATATGTCCGCATTGTGGAAAAGAAGGTAAATCTCCAGTCATGTTCCGTTATCATTTTAATAGATGTAAAAAAATATTATAGATTTCCTCGCATAACAATTTTTTGTTCATGTTTTTTAGGTTTTAAAAAAATCAAAATTCTAGGAATTGCTAATTTAGGATTTGTATTTCCGCACGTAAACAAATCAATGTATATACTTCGGTATTCATTATACCAATGCCAAGACAAATGAGATTCTGCTAAAATAATAATACCGGTTGTTCCGCAGTTTTCGCCGAATTCTTGAACCTTAGAAAACAAAATTGTTGCACCGGCATCTATACACGCTTCTTGAAACATAGGCAAAAGCATTTCTTTTTCAAACGTTTGATCTATATCAAATAAATCAAGAAGCAAATGATAACCTATGCATTCGCGAGAATGAGTCATCTCTCATGCCTGTCGTTCAATGTAATTGACTGTAATCTGACGTGGATTGAAGAATTGAATGATCTGATCTCTTACGACATCACGATCATATGGCTTGCAGGAAAACACATCAATATATGCATCTCCTGTATCATCGCAGAAATGAGCGCAGATATTACTTGTTTCGATAAGTTGAACGAGAGTAAATCCAGCTTTGTTTCCCTCACCGAAGTGAACAATCTGAGGTTCCCCAAAGGCTTTCATATCAATAGCATTCACAAGACTCTTTGCAAAATTGGCTACATTATCATAACTCTTGATTGACTCAATATCGCAGGCGCGACAATCAAGCATGGTGTGATAACCCCAGTATTGTTCCATCAAAGTATCCTTTCTAGAAGAAAGTCACCGTGAGTACAATACCCACGGTGACTGGTTAGATGTTAAAGTTAAGTGAGATTATTTAGTTAAAAAATTACTTGACTGTAAAAAGTTTTTCAGTAGTAAAGTTTTTATCATTCAGAAGAATCTTACGAGGCTTCTTATTTTCAGGAATTACATTTTCAAGTTGGATTTCAAGCATTCCGTCAACAAGATCAGCAGATTTTACCACTACCGTATCAGCGAGAGTAAATACACGGGTAAAATTACGAAGAGCAATGCCACGATGGTAATAAGTTTTGCCGCTGTCCTCATCTTTCTTTGCATTCCCTTGAACTGTTAGTTTGTTATCTTCCAAGATAATGTCAATTTCTTCTTTCTTGAAACCAGCAACTGCTAGCTCAATTACATACTTATCTTCGCTAATCTTTGCGATATTATATGGTGGAAATGACGTTAATACCTTGTCAGGAATATTTAGTGCTTCATCTAGGGTAGATAGAAGTCTATCAAATCCAACAGTTGATGGAAGCAAATTACGTCCGTATGCGAATGTCATGTTTAACTCCTTTTAAGCAAGTTGAAAACATACTAGCCCAATATGGCTCTAGTATGTGTATTATATAGTATTTGCTGACGGATTGTCAAGGGCCTTTGTGCCTGTAGAACCAAATCCACCCTTTCGATTTGTATTATCGCGTGTTGGTCTTTCCTTCATTTCTTCAAAAGACGCTCTATTGTTCTTTACAAGTTCACCCTGACAGATTCTGCTTAAATTAGCAATGTTGATGTTTCTTGAAGAAAGATTCGTTAGCATGACAAATGTTTCTTCCATATAATCCGAATCAATGACACCCTGTGCATTTGCAAGTGTCAGTCCCTCTTTCAAAGAAAGACCAGAACGAGGATGAATGCGAATAGAGTACTCTTTAGGAATGTCGAAAATAAGTCCAGTTGGTGCGAGAACTCTATCCTTCGGACACAATAAAATTCCGCCATCGGTCGATAACAGTCGTATAAACTCTTTTCCAGATTCATCATAACCTTTAAATGCCATCTTTCCATATGTGCATAGAGAGATGTCAAAACAGGCAGCATCAGTTGTTGAATATACTGGCGGTTGTGCTTCGGGATGTAGTTTGTGAAATTTCAATTTGATTGCCATAACAAAATCTCCATAATTTATTCAGTTTCAATTTTCTTTTTACCAATATTATACTTTGCTACTAGTTGCCAATCGTTCTTATCTTTGAATGCTAATATCTTGATTTGATTTAATGGACAAATAGGTTCTGTTGTTTTTTCTGGTTTTACTAAATCAATTAGCTCCCACTCAGCAAGAAGATTAGCAATTGAATTACGTCTCGCTATATCGCTTTCCGAAAAATTAGTTGGTTTACCGTCAAGCGCAAACAATTCCTTGAAATGTGCGATATAGTATTTGCCCTGTTTGTGAAGAATGTGACAAGACTGATAAAGTGTCTGATCTTTCTTTGAGGCCACGCCAATTCTAGTTAATGTTTCTTTGACTTTCAGGAAGTCATCACGCTCTTTTAGCGTCACCTCCACCATATCTTCTACGCTCCACATTACCCACTCCACCTTTTTTTGTTATAGTTATTATATGATCAACCTGATCAGAGGAGAGGATTCGCATTGCATCTAATGCCTTTGCGCTTGAACACTGGTAGTACTCTTTGATAGCATCCAGAATATCATTCTTCTCTTTCTTGACCCACGGCTGAAACTTGCGTTTCATAGATCTAATACTATTTAGATAATATTGGAATTGCAGATTTTCGTCCAAGCCGTGTCTCAAGTTCATTTCATTGGCATGTAATATAGAATCAACGTGATATGATAGCGCACGATTGACCACAAATGCATTATACGATTTTTCAAAGTCTGGCTCATTCGATAGATCCTTCTTCGTCTTTTGAATTGCAGGCAATATATCCTTGAATAGATCCATTTCAATACTCCGATACAGTATATTTTCTCAAAGTATTAGCTTCTTCTTTCGTAAGCTTTTTGACTGGTTTTATAGCATCCTGTTCAATGTTGACTAGAATCATTATTCTACCATCTTTCGTAGTCCTCTTTCTTGTTTTAAAAGATTGAGGATTTGCCTCAAAAATATACCCATCCCACTTGAATTTATGTCGTGGAGCAGGAACCGATATGAAATATAGAACGTCAACATTTCTACATTTGTTCAATTGATTTGGTTTAAATGTAAATGCCTTCTCAATAATAAACGGAACTTGCGTCTTAACCTCAATCGTTTGACCATCACATGTCATGTCTTTTTCACGATCATAAGGATCAATCGATTCCTGAACAATCTTTCCTTGACTACTTAGCATATTGATGATTATCTTTTCACCAATTCTACCAAGAATATCAATGTCTCTTTCACGAGTTTTCATTTGAACGAACACTCCATCATGATCGTGGTCAAACACGCAACCATATTGATTTCTTGATCCGCAACAAATGCCGACTTATATTGATAGTCAGCAAGAATTACGACAGCCTGAGGAATAGACTGTGGTTGTAGAATATCATACAAAGAGTCATAGATCAATCGAAAAATCTTAACTTGATCTGCATCATTATTCACACCCACCCACTTACGCATGGATGTAAAGTCTTTTTCCTTTAAATGCGCGACAAGATCTTTGAGATTAACATCAGCAACTTGTGCCAATACACCCGTGTCAATTTCACCCTTTACTGAATATCTCTGTAGCTCATTCAACACACGACGATAATCAGGAAAGTGCTTTTGTATGATTTGAACAAGAACGGTATTGTCATACTTTACTTTTTCAATATCGAGGATGTACTGGATTCTCTTTAGAAATCCAGCAGCCATCTTGACCTTGTTTCCGTTCTTGATC